TGAATGAGATTGTGATCGCAACTCTAGAAAAAGCCTATTCTGTAGGGATGACTACAAAACTCTCTTGTGAATATGCAGGAGTATCAACTTCTACATTCTTCACTTGGATGCAAAGAGGCAAATATGAAGAAGGAACAATCTATGCAGAATTATATCAAAGAGTGAAAAAAGCAGAATCTTCTCATGCCCTTGCAAATCTAGCCCTGATCCAAAAAGCAGCTAAAGAAGGAACATGGCAAGCCTCTGCATGGCTACTAGAAAGAAAACATGGTTATCAAAAACAACAAGACCCTCTTGTAGAAGTCAATATTGATTCTCGTCAAATATCTGTCAATCAGTTACTTCAGGAAATACAAACAAGTGATCAAGAGTTGCAAGAGTTGATATCAAGACCTGACATCGATCTTGAGGAGGAATAGATGAATATATCAGTGAAAAATGAACACTTTGCAAAATGGTTAAATAGAAAGATCGGAGCAAAAGACAAATTCATTCTCAGATTCAACTGGAGATCTAGAGAGTTGAATAGATGGTGCAGAGGTTTGAACTTTCCAAAAGCTCCTATTTTATCGCAACTCCTCTTTGATCTACATCTATACACAGGTCAAGAATATACATCTTTATTATCAGAATGTCATGAGCAACTTATGAAGGATTACAAAGTTTATAAATATGGAACGAAGGAAGATCGAACAACTCCTTGATCAAAAAAACAAGTTGATCAAATACATAAAAGAATATCCTCTATCTGTTGCGCTTCTTTGGATTCCTCACTGTCACAACTGGAAAGGGATCAAAGGTGAGAGAAAAAAGGGTTGTGGCAAACCTATGAGAAGGATCAAAGGTGATCTGTTTAGATGTGATGATTGTGATATCACAGAACATAGAACATCTCAACAACATTCCCTTCTCAATCTTGGATCGGAAAGTACTCTTATATCAGGAGGAAACAGAGCAGGAAAAACAGAAGTAGGAGCATGTCTATCTGTTGCTTTTGCTTCAGGAAGAAAAGAACAATATGTTAGAGATTGGTTAGAGTTGAACAATCTTCCTCTTGATCTTGTTCCTGAAAATCCTTCTACTGTTTGGTGTGCTTCTCTATCTTATAAAGACGGTCTTGAATATCTCAGACCAAAACTAGATAAATATCTTCCTGTTGGTACAAAAAAAACAAGGTGGAATTCTCAAGATCGTGCTGTTGCTCTTCTTCCAAATGGAGGAAGAATTGTATCTATGAGTTGCGATAGTGGCAGAGAAGGTTTTCAAGGTGGTTCTGTTTCTATGGTTTGGATAGATGAAGAACCAAATGATGAAGGTATTTTTCATGAATGTCTTCTCAGAACTGTTGATCTTAAAGGCAAGGTTATAATTACAGCTACTCCTCTCAAAGGTTTATCTTGGATGTTTGAAAGATTTGTAGAGAATCCTGCAAAGGGTTTCGAAGTTGTGAAAATATCCGGTCTAGACAATCCCTATGTATCTTCCTTCAAAATGAGAAGAACAGTATCTCATCTAACAGAAGCATCTCAAAGATCAAGATTGTTTGGTGAGTTCTCAAGTCAATCAGGTCTTGTATATCCTGAGTTTTCAAAAGATACTCACTTGATAGAGATAGAAGAAATTCCGGATCACTGGAGAAGATATGTATCTATCGACTTTGGATCAAGTCATCCCTTCTGTGCGTTATGGGTTGCTGAAGCTCCCGCTGGTTACTACTCTTCTGATACGACTTTGATTGTGTATCGTGAGTTATATTGGGTGAATCATACAACTATCGAATCCGGAAGGGAGATCAATAGGATCAACAAATTACACAATGAAGATATATATTGGTATGTAGCCGATCCGGAATCAAAAGATGGGAGGCTCACACTAGGAAGAGAATGTAATATCAGAACATTACCTGCTCCAAAACATCTAGGAGTGAATGAAGGGATCAATATGGTTAGAGAATATCTTCAAGTAGATCAGGAAGGAAAGAGTAGACTTTTATTCACGAAAGATGTAAAGAATACTTTAAGAGAATTTAGGCTGTATAAGTGGGATCATAAGTCAAAAAAGGATGTAGTAAAAAAATCATCGGATCATGCTATGGACAGTTTGAGGTACATGATCATGCAATTCATGAGATATAATGCACATCAATAGGAGATCATTATGAGTGACAATTATTTCGTTAGGTTATATAATGCTATATTGGGCAAGAGTTACGCAAAGCAAATAGAGAAGCCAAAAGAGGAAAACAGGGGTGCTAGTTGGAACTCTGCCGGAGGTGTAAACAATACATTCTCAGCACAGGTTTCAATGGATGCCTTTGGTATACATGGCTATACTCACGCAGGTGTCAAAAGACTATCTCAAGATCTTGCAGCTCTTCCTCTTCGATTGATTAAAGGTTACGGAGATCAAGCGGTTGAATTGATGGATCATCCTGTATTAGATTTGATTAGAATGCCTTCAACAGATGTTGATGAGTTTCTTTTCAGAGAACAGATAACCATCGATCTAGTGTTATCAGGCAACTGTTATATTCTTCTTCTCGGTTCTTCTGATAGACCTGTTTCAATGGTTCGTTTACATCCTGAAGAGGTTAGAATTGTTACAGATCCACAGAAGGGTCTTGTAGGTTATGAACATAATTCAAGCGGTTCTGTAGTGATGTATCCTCCTGAAAGAATCATACATGGTAAGAATGCAGGATATCAAAAAGGACCTCAAGCATTATACGGAACAGGAGCAATACAACCCCTTGCAAGAGAACTAGATGCTGATCTCAACTCTCAAAAACTTGTATCAGAAGCAACTTCAAAAGGTCGTCCTGATGTTCTTCTGTCACCTAAGGAAGATGGTGATATATGGCCAAAGGAAGTTAGAAAACAGATACTTGATCAATATGCAGGTATGCAAAAAGCAGGTGGAGCTATGGTTTTGAGTGGTCAGGTTCAAGTTGATATGCTTCAGTTATCCCCCCGCGATATGGAATTCCAAGCATCTAGAACTATGGCAAGAGAATCTATCTCTGCTGTTTTGGGTGTACCTCCTTCTGTTTTAGGTCTTCCAACTGCAAACTATGCATTAGGTCGACAGCAAGCGGTAGAATACTGGAGTAATCAGATTAAGAGAGGTAAGAGAATAGGATTGTTGTTTACTCGTATTGCTAGACTTTGGGAAGATGATCTGCACTTTGAGCATGATTATACTGAGGTTGAAGCATTGCAATCTGTGAGAAATGATAAATTGCTACGAGTTGAAAAACATATATTCTTTGGTATTGCTCCAGAAGTGGCTTATGCTGCTGAAGGTCTAGAGTTCCCTAGAAAACAAGAGCCTCAAGACATAGGAGAAGAAGAAGATGAGAATGTTAGATATCTTCTAGATGTTTACAAGGCTGTTGATTATGGTGATAAGTCAAACGCACGAGCCGCTATGAATGCATTGCCTGAAGGAACACAGACAGCACTCAAACGCAAAGCAAAAGAACATAATGAGGAACATGGTTCTGATCCTAAGAAGAAGGTAACAAATGTTAATTATTTGGCAGTGTCTTACCATCGAGGACTTGGAGCATTCACAAATAATCCTCAAAGTGTTAGACCGAATATGAATCAACAACAGTGGGCAATGGCTAGAGTGAATTCTTTTCTTTATGCTCTTCGTAATCAAAGATTCAGATCAGGAAAACACGACACTGATCTACTACCAAAAGATCATCCTATGAGTGGAGAAGAAAAACTATTTGACCTGTTAGAAACCAAAGAACTCCCTTACAATGTGAAAGGATTTGATTCTGAGTATCTAGATTCGATGGAAGTTGTTAATGTTCCTAATAATCCACAAGTGCAGGAAGAAGATGAGATATTGAAAAACATTCTCGGAACTCCTGCAAACTGGAGAGACTACAAACAAGCTCATTTATTTTTTAATGAGAATCAGGATCAAATGAAAGAAGGTTACTATATCAGAATAGGAAGAAAATTAGACACTGATGATATTCTGAATGCTGCACCTGAAAAAGGTAAGATTGTAGTATTTAAAGACCTTCTGGATCTTGCTGTTGATCATTTAAACGGTCGATATGGAAGACCGCCAATTACAGAAGATGAAAGAAGAGCAGCCTATCAAGTTATCAAGCAATACTTTGATGTTTTGAAAATGGATGCTCCTGTATTGCTAGATTCATATCTAGGTTTTGACAGTAAAAAAAAAGATGATGAAGAACTAACCAACTTCCCAAGGAGAGGAGACAATAAAAAAATCAGTCTTAGGAACTCCAATCACAGGACTTTTGACCCTGATTATGCTGAAAAACTCAAATTGAATTATCCTAGTATATGGAGAGCAGGCGGTAATATTCGAGGAAATGAACAGTATAAAAAACTCTATCCAATAGCAAAGAGAGGAGGAACACCAAAGAATCTAACAGAAGAGCGGGCTATCAAACTTAGAGAAGCATGGATTGCTCGACACCTTAAAGACGGTTCTCAGTTCTCAGATTCTTCTCATCCTGTCAACCTCTCAACTATTGCCGGAATCGTAGCACAAATAAAATGGTTATCCATCGGGTCTATAGGTCAAAGCAAAATGAAGAAGGTTATCAATCAGATGAAGAAGAAGATTGATGATTCAAAGAAGGAAGAAAGAGCAAAGAAAAGATATTGGTCTAAGTGGGTGAAAAACTCACAAGGAAAAGCAGAGAAGGAACTGCTGAGAAGATTTAAGAGTTATCTAACAGCTGCAAAGAAAAGATACGCAAAGAGAATAGAGGATATTGATAAACAAGAGAAGTCTTTGATTGTTGATAGAGAAACCTTTTTGGCAATACAGGAAGAGAGACAGGAACTAGATCGGGCTGTAGGTGATACATGGCTTAAATGGTGGATGTTGACAGGTAATCAGCAACTGGATGATCTCTATAGAAGAGCAGGAAGAGAAAGACCTTCTGATCTTGTTTTTGGGAATCGTGACTATGCACAGCAGATTTGGAGAGAATCATTAATTAACATCACAAACTCAACAGGTCAATCTATCGGATTCTTTGTTCAAAGGGGTCTTGAAAATGGATTATCAACCAGAGCAATAGCAGAGAATCTCCTACAAGATGATCAAAGTGGGATCTTTACATTGGGAAGAGCAAACAGGATCGCTAGAACAGAGGCTACTAGAGTAGTCAATCAAGCAACTTCTGCAAGTTATCAAACATTATCTGAAAATGGAATACAAGTAAAAAAACAATGGTTATCTGCTCAAGATGGAAATGTAAGAAAAACACATGAAGAACTTGATGGTGTTATTGTAGGAGCAAATGAGGAATTTGTAGCAAGTGATTTAGATACAGCTTCTTCTCCGGGAACCTTTTCAAAGGCAAGCAATAATATAAACTGTAGATGTACAATTGTTCCAGTACTCGATGAATAAAAAAAATCGAATCCTTTTACAGATCCGATCTTATATGTAAAGAAAACAGAAGAATCTTATTGTATCTTATATTCTTTCTTCAAGTTGTTTGGAACAATACCACCAAAAGAATCATAGTTTTTCAATATTGCCTTAACAGATTCACGATCTAAAATGTACTTGCTTTTGAAGTAAGAAGAAATACTCGTATAAGGTTGTTTGTAATTGTTTTTGATGTATTGTAATTCTTTTTGCCAGTTATCAGAACCTACAACTAGAATATCTTTGGGAAAGTCTTCTCCTCGATAAACATATAAACCTAGCCCATGCCTTGCAATTGCCTTTGTAATACATCTTTGAATAGTTGTAATTACATCCTGACTTGTTATGTCTTTCAATGGTATAGATTTATTGTAATGATTCGTTATTGCTAGATATTCAATATGTTCTATGTCGTTTATTTGAACACCTGCTTTAATCCAAGCTGTTTTATTATCGTGATGATAATTCAACCCGTCTTTATTCTCGTATACTGTAGATTTGGCTGTTGGATAGTTTGAGATCAATATCTTCCAAGCATCTGCCCATGATAGATATTTAAGGTTTGCTGATCCTTTGGTTCTTACAAATTCATCACAGTTTATCTTTGATAATGTTTCAAATGTTGATTCTTTCATTGTTTACTCCTTTGGTTAATAAAGATCTTTATATAATGCTCTTGATATTTTAATTAATTTTGCAAGTTCTGTTTTTTCGTATTCTGTGATATTGCTTCTTTTGATACCATTCATGTATTTAATGTTATGAATTTTGTCTTGAACTCTGTTGTATTTTTTTAGTTTCTGCATTCTCATTGTTTGCTCCTTTGGTTGGTTAGTAATTATACAATAACATGATGTTTAAAAAAAGTAAACATAAATAACAATATATTGTAATAATATTTACAAATTGTTGTACATGGTGATCGCCTTTGGTATATTTGCATTGAGGATCTATGCATAAATACACCTATATAATGAAGAGAACAGAACCTACTTCTAGTACAAAGGAGAAGGTTTCTTTTGTTGCGTCTTCTGCTACTCCTGATCGATATGGTGATATCATCGATCAAAAAGGATGGATCTTAGAGAACTATAAAAAGAATCCTGTTGTGCTGCTTAATCACGATTCTAATCAATTACCTATAGGCAAAGGCAATGTTTACATCCGAAATGATAAACTTACTATTGATGTTGAATTCGATTCAGAAGATGAAAGAGCTGCAGAAGTTGAAAGAAAAGCGAAAAAAGGATTCATGAATGCTGTCTCTGTTGGTTTTCGTCCTCTTGAAAGCAAGCCAAGATCCGAACTCCCTACAGATAATAAATACTATGGCCAAAGAGGCATGTATTATAGCAAAGCAGAATTATTAGAAGTATCGATCGTCACTATTCCGGCAAATGGAGAAGCTACAATGTTAGAACAGAAATTTTATAACGCAATGAAAGAAGAGATTCTTAAAGAAGTAAAGGCAACTATTCAAGATAATCTCATTGTGAATAAGCATATCTTAGACGTTAAAGAAGAAGATGATAGATATATTGTGTCTTTTGCTAAAGCAGAGATGGAAATGGAAGAGGATGCAATGAAAGAAGAAGAGGAAGAAAAAGAGATGAAAGAAGAGGAAGAAGAAGAAAAAGAGATGGAAGAGGAAGAAGAAGAAAAAGAGATGGAAGAGGAAGAAGAGAAATATAAAGAAGATGATTCTGAAGAAGAAAAAGAAGTTGATTCTGAGGATGATACAGAAGAGAAAAGTTTTAATGATTTAATCGAGGCATTTGCCTATATCTTAACGTCAAAATAGGAGTAACCTATGAACACCAAAATAGAAGAAGCAAAACGCCTCATAGCAGGTATTGTTTCACATCAAAAAAACACAGACGATCGTTTGCGTAACTTTGAGGATCAAGTAAAAGACTTGAAACATGCTCAAAAGTTACTTGCAGAAGGTCAAACAAAAACCTATGAACCAGAAGTTCATAACAATGACTTTGCACTTAAGCAATTCAAGAATGAAGATGGATCTGTACAATGGAATACAGCAACCGTTTCTAAGAATATCACAGGTCAAGGAAGAGTAAACATTGAGCAAAAAGGTCTACTTGATGCTGATGTTTATGCAAACCAATGGCATGCAGATCTTTGTAAAATGAATCAAGATCGATCACTTGCTCGTATGATGATGAAAGATCCTTATACACCAAAAGCAGATATGAAACTATACAATCATCTTCAAAAGGCTCCTTCTTTCATGAAAGATGCAGTAAATAAAATCTTTGCTGATAATGCTGGTGTCGGTGGTGAGTGGATTCCTGATGAGTTCAAAACAGAATTGTATCAAACATTCCAAGTTCCTCGTGGCTTGCGTGCTTTGTTGCCTTCTGTACAAATGGAAAGAGAAACTCTTCTTATTCCAAAACTAAGCCGTGGCGGTCGTCCTTTTATAAAAGGTGTTGCTACTGATGATCTTGCTAAGTATCAAGCATCTACCATCGAAACAGCACAAAAGACAGTTAGAGCAAAAGGTCTAGCTACTCTTATGAATATTGATGATTCAGCAGGAGAAGATTCTGCATTTGCTATTATCCCTGCATTGTCTAGACAAATCGCACAAGATCTAGAAGATGCTTTTGAAGATTGTATGATCAATGGTGATACAAACTCAACTCATCAAGATGATATTGCAAACTGGAATATTAGAGAACGTTGGGGAGCCTCCGGACTTGGTGGATCTTCTGATCATCGTCGTTTGTTCTTAGGAATGAGAGCAGCTTCTAAAGATAAATCTTCTGATGTTGATACGGGTGCAGGGACATTTACATTTGCGGAATTCATGTCTGTTGTTTCTCAACTAGGTGAATTGGCTGTAGGTAACAAAGTTTGCGTTGTATCTCCTGAAGCACTTGTAGCAAACTTCCTTCAACTTGATCAAGTTGTAACCTTGGAGAAGTTCGGTCCTCAAGCTACAATCCTTACGGGTGAACTTGCAAGGCTAGCAGGAATTCCAATTGTTATGTCTCGTTTCATGTCTGCTGATATGAATGCTGCAGGTCTTTATGACAATGCAACCAAAGACAAATCAGGATTCTTAGTATTCAACACCGATTCTTGGTATCAATATATCAGACGTCAAATAACTATTGAATCTGATAAAGATATTGCTTCTGGTGCTATACAACTTGTTTCAACAATGCGTGCATGTATGGATTCTCCTGATGCTGATGCTTTGAAAAATGTAGCTTACGGTTATAACTTACCTATTTAATCTTTAAGGAGTTTTAAATGTTTATATTATCTTACAAATTGGGTAATGTTCAGTCTACGGATGTCACTGTTGCAGTTCCTGCTCCTGTTGATTGTCGTATTGAATCCGCTCATATTATATGTTCTGTTGCTGTTGCTTCAGGTGCTTCTCCAAAGGTATCATGTGAAGTGTATGCTGATGATGATGCTACTAAATTGTTCATTGCTGATTCACAGGCTTCAGGGTTTGCTGAAAATGCTCCTGTTCCTATGACTCTTCAAAATGGTGTTTCTCCTCGATACGAGAAAGATCAAGCAATACAATTAAAGTTGGATTTCACTGGTTCTTTGGCTAGTGTTACCGATATTGCATTTTATTTGAAGTGTGTACCTGCTAGAGACATCTAAGGATTTAAATGAATGAGTTTGGTATCTGTATCAGTATTAAAAGAGTATCTTCCTGAGATACAAGGATCTAGTATTGATGCAGATCTTACCTCTCTTATTACCCGAGTAGAGGGTTTTATTGCTAGATACTTGGGTTTTCCTTTGGCAGATTCTGCAACGTCTTACGGTTTAGATTCGTCTACGTATACATTATTTGCTGATAAACCTATGTACGGTCTTGAATATGTACTGCAATCACCACTTAAGCCTATCATCTCGATCACGTCGATTCATTCTGACGTTAATCGGGTATATGGTTCTGATACTCTGATAGAAGGATCTCAATATGAGATAGATAAAGAACTAGGAAGAATCATCCTCAAAGATGTTTCTCCTGATTCTTTTGATACTGGTTTCAGAGCGATCAAAATTGTCGGTTCTTTTGGTTTCAGTACATCAAACCCCCCTTCTGATTTGGTTCATGCTATTTGTGTGTATTGTTCTCATTTACAACGTGCAAAGAGCAATCAAGGAAACGTGTCTATAACTCAAAGAAATAGTACAGTTACATTATCACCTAGAACAATGCCTTTGGAAGTCAAAGAGATACTAAGAGGATATAGAAATGTCTCAACTATCTTTTGATGATTTCCTCAAGCGAGTAAGAGAAGCAGATAATAGGCTTCTTCAGGAGTTAGAACGGGTTCTTATTCGATCCGCTCTAAGAATGGAAAGAGATGCAAAGATCAATGCAACCTCTTTTCCAAAAGTTCAAACAGGAAGACTTAGATCTTCTATTACAGGTCTTGTAGATGCTCCCTTGGGATCTCCTAGGGTAGTACTAAGAGCAGGCGGATCTACCTCTGGATCAGATGTGGATTATGCTGAGTTTGTTGAATTTGGTACTCGTTATATCAAGCCTCGTTTGTTTTTGGGTAGGGCTGTCAACTCAGAATCTCAACGTCTTCCTGATCGGTTATCTTCTCTTCTTAATGTTGCTTTGGGAGCAGATTAATGGCTGATATCATACATGTACAAGTATTGTCTAGATTGAAGACTTTAACAGCTGCTGATTTTTCAAGCGGTTTTTCAGGTCTTGATCTATCCGGTCGTGTTGTTATTGGTGCTGTATTGAATGCTCCACAGGTTCCTGCTGCTAGTATCGTCTTTATTGATACCATAGAACAACAGGGTAGGACGTTAGGAAGATATATAGGAGAATCTGTATATCAAATTGTATGTTATGCAGGTGGAGATGTTCTAGAATCTAGAATAAAGAATGCCATGAATCTTGCAGGTGATATTCAAAAAGCGATTACTTCAGATCGAACACTAGGATTATCCGGTCTTACTCAAGATGTAATTGTTAATTTTACTGCCCTCGATGGTGAGGAATATGGTATATCTAACACAGGGATTTCATTATTAGAGGTGAGAGTATCCCATCAATCTCAATTCGGTGTATAGATGACTTGGTATAAACAGAATTTTAAAAGAAGAATGCCTATAGCTATTGATACAAGTCTTGTAGCATCCGGATCTGTACAGTTTGAGATTACAATTCCTACGTATTGGGATGACTTTTGGGATAATGTTAGATCAGATGGTTTTGATGTTCACATGGTTGATCAGAATGGTTTGATTCTAACTTTTCAGAGAGTATCGTGGAACACTACAACAAAACTAGGACTGTTTAGAGCAAACTATGGAACAGTAAAAGCCGCAAATGTTATACATTCAACCTTTGTTTATTGGGATGCTTCTGATGAAAGTTCTGATTCATCTTCAACGGTTGCATCTTCTTCTCCTGTAAATGGAAGAGTTTATCTAGGTGCTCCATTTGGCAATATTGTCAATCTGCAAAGTAGATCAGGATTGTCTACTGTTCCTACTACGATATTTCAGAAAGATCCTGATGAGGTTGTAGATGTATGGTTTCCTATCTCTCAGTTACTAGCACCTTCTCAACTTCCGATTAATGAAAGACTTGCATTTTTATTTGTAAATTATATCAATATGCAAGTGTTAGATAGTTCAGGAGCAAATCAAACAGGAATGTACAGCCTGACAAATGTTAGAATAATTAACGGTTGGGTCAAGTTGAGAGTATCGGCAGGATCAGACAATGCTGATTATGTAATCCGCTTAATATTACAAGATACAAATACTCAAACATTTGTATTATCAAATCTTTTACAAGTTAGAAAATTACTACCATCTTAGGAGGTCATCATGCCATTACAATTCGGTCGCGGTGCATTTATAAAATTAGGAGAAGAATCTACTTATGGAACCATTGCGGGGGCTATGGGTGTTGATAATAGAATCATATCAGCGTCTTTTCAGAAGACACAAGAGAAGGAAAGAAAAACACATTTATCTCAATCTGGGGGCGGTGGCTTTCAGAATGGTCATTTTGAGGCATTCTTAAACTGTGGAGGCTCTATTGATCTTCCTTTGCTTTATGAAGGGACAGGAATGCTTTTGAAGGCTGCTGTGGGTAATGCAACGACTTCAGGCGGTGGACCTACTTATGAACATCTTTATATTCCAACAGTAGATGGAACAGTTCCATCTTTGTCTATTGCTCTTCAAAGAGGTACAGGAATCAGCAACTCAAAAGAGATCTTCTTAGGTTGTAAGGTTGCAAGCATGAATATCTCAGGATCGGCAGGAGAAGAGATCACTGCATCATTTGAGATTATTGCACAGGATTCACAATCAAGAGCAGCTGCTCTTACTTCTTCATTTGGATCAGGTCGTCAAATGTTTCATTTTGAATGTAGTACAATGTCATTTGGTGGTAATAACTATTCTATGAAGTCTTTTGAATTCACACTTGATAATAAGTTAGAACGTCGCAATGTATTAGGAGATAAGAAGACACTCGAACCAGTTGTTTCTGATGTTAAGGATGTTACGTTATCGGTTACTCTAGAGATGGAAGACAATCTATTATTTGATAACTACATAAATGGTACACAATCTGATGTAGTCTTTACTTTGACAAATAGTGAATCAGATGCTTGCGAGATTACAATCAGAAACGCGTACATTGTTGATTATGATGATGCTATTAATACCTTTGGACCTATTGAAAGAACCATGACTTTTGTAGGTGAATCAGATGCTGTTGATGAAGCAATACAGATCAAAATAACAAATCAACAATCTTCTGCTGTTGCTAATTAATGGATAAAAAACTGCTACAGTATATCCTGAAAAAATGTCAAACTACCATCGAGATATTATCAAAAACAACAGATCTTAACTATCAGCAACTCTATCATGTTATTTACAGTAATAGAAAGTTGAAAGATTATGAACTGGAAATATTTAGATCGTACTTGAAAAGGAAGACAGAATTAACAGATAAATATATAAATATGAGGATCAATAAAATAAAGGACAGGAATCATGCAAATATTAAAGGAGATCGCTGAGGCATCTACGTTTCAAGTAGAATGTTTCGGTGGTAAATTGCTTATTGAAGGAAGAATATTAACAGCCCCCGAAATAGAACAGATCGGTCTTGGTTCTTCTCTTTTGGCTCAAGAGGTCTTGATGAATAACAAACAGCAAGGTCTTAGCAACATCGATCAAATAAGAGAGAAAGCAGATAAGGAAGGAATGGAAGGTCTTGATGAAACAGAACTTCTTCGACTTTTGGACTTTGCAAAATCTATTAGACCAGAAACCATGGCAAGGATATCAGAAGATCAAGATAAAATACTCTGTAAGGTTATTAAACGTGCTTCTCAAGATGGTGTAACTTGGGAGAATATAACCCTTTGTCATGCTATGGAACAAATGAATGCAGATCAAAATGTTCTATGGGTAGGTGTATTCACAACAGAAGACCGTAACAACATCATTAATAAGGCTATGCAGGGACAGCAGGAGGCAATAGAACGGTTACAACGATTTCAAGGATGATCCAAACTATGTATTTCTTATTGATCTTGTTGCTCGTACTTATGGAAAACTTCCTAGCGAGGTTCTTAGGTTGGACTTTGATGATCTGTATATATGCGTACATTGTATTATACAAAGGTCGAAGCGGTTTAATAAGATTCTGAGGAAGCAGACCAAAGGAAAAAATAGCATGGTCTTCCCAATTATTAATCTCTCAGATCTTACCGATATGATATAATAGGATGCAAAGAGGTTATCATGGCTCAAAATCTTGTAGAATACATTCTCGATATAAAGACAAAAGCAGCAGAACAAGGTCTTGATAATGTTGTTGATGCACTTGAAGAAGTTGAGAAGGAACTGAAAAAGACACAAAGAGAAAGTGCAGATACATCTTCTTCATTTGATAAGTTGAAAAAAGCCGGCATGGCTGTTGGAAAGGTTACGGCTGTTATGGCTGCTGTGGGTGTTGCTGTATTGGCAGCAGGAAAAGCCGCTTTTGAAGCCTCTAAGAAGGTTACAGATCTAGTCAACGAGTTGAATGATTTATCTGTTAGAAGTGGTGTTTCTGCAAAAACAATACAAGGACTTAGACAGGCTCTTCTATCCAGTGGACAATCTGCAGAAGGATTAACAGAAATACTCGGTGCTATCTCTGGACAGTTTGCACAACTAGGAACAGAAGGATCAGCAGTTGAGAAGAAGTTTCAATCTTTCGGTGTTGCTGTAAGAGATACAAATGGAGATCTTAGATCAAACAATGATATTCTTCTGGATTCTATCAAGTTATTACAAGGCATCTCTGATTCTTCTGATAGATCAAGGGCTTCTGTTGCTTTATTTGGTGAGGCCGGTGCAAAGTTAAATCAAGCACTTGCGGCCGGTGACTTTGAAAAGTTCTTATCATTTACAGAAAAGTTTGGTATTGATACAGGACCGGAAGCATCAAAAGCAGCTGCACACTTTCAATTTGTATTATCTGGACTTGGTACAGTATTAAATGGAACACTTCAGAAGTTTGTTACTGCTACAGATGGACAGAATAGATTCATACAAGACATGATCAAACTTGGAGGAATTGTAGCATTCACAGGATCACTTATAGAATCGTTTTCTGATGAAATAGAATTTTTAACAGATAAACTTCTAGACCTTCTCAAGTTTGGAATCAAGCAAACAATAGTAATTCTAACAGGTCCTTTTGCTCTTGCATTAGGATCAATCATCAACAATTTAGAACTGTTTGGAATACAAGTTGATTTTGTGAACAAAGCCATGTCTAGTCTTGCGGGATTCACGATTGAAACAGTAGATCCTACAAATAGATTATCAAATGCAATAGATAAAGCAAAGAAGGACATGGAAGAGTATGAAAGCACAATGCAAACTCTTAATACTTCCTTTGATGGATTTGCTACTGGTGCAGCAGGGGCATCTTCTGAAATGGATAATCTAGGAAAAAGCACAGAAGAAACAACAGAAAAGATTAGAACTCTTACAGATATTGTCAATGATTTATTAGGACGGTTTATTAATTTTGA